GTGCTTCTTCCACACCTTCGGACAAACCGCCGGCACCACAAAAAAGGTCTATTACGAACAATTCGATATCGGACAGACCTTCTAAACTCCTTAGTATTTCTTTTAATGATTTCATAATTTCTCCTTTCTAAACAGATGGCTGAACGCATTATCCAAATCCAAGTCCAGATTCTGTTTGGACGGATTTTACTCTAATTGATTTTAAAATATTCACTACAAACAAATCCCTTTCGCGGGGTAAAGTCTTTAAATTCACAACTTCTAAAAATCCATTTCTTATCAGCCCAACCGGCTAAATCATTTTGCCATTGAGGAATAATTTGGCGTGGATCGTTCAAATCCCGGTAAGGTTGAGCGTGTGGCAAGAATCTATGTCCTTTCTGCCGCCAATGATTAATCCGATTAAATGCCTCCTTGAAATCGTCCATCAAGATGCAATAGAAGAAATATTCACCTTTATAGCCGTACTTGTCAATCAACGCCGTAGCCCGTTCACATTCAGCTATCTGTCCCGGTGTGTCGCACCCGAATCGAATACGCTTTATCCATTTTACTTGTGCTAGCAACTGAGCTATATCATCCGTCACCAACCTTGCGTCCAATCCCTGATTGAAATCTACACGAAGCTTCAGCTTGATTATCTTTTCTATCTGTTCCAGTCCGTAATCAGAAGCAAGTACATTGTTATCCATGAGGATAATATTCTTTCTACCGTCAATGGCTATCTCTTCGATATCCATATAAGGAGCAATCTTACCTTCTTTCTTGGGGACCACACACCACTTGCATCGGTTGGGACACCCACGAGTAAGGAAACCATAAGCTGTTCGAGTATCAATCTGAGGATAGAGGTTATAATCTGGCTGCATTCGGTCAATTTCAGGCAGCAGCATTTTAGCTATATCATAACCTGTACCGCCTTTCTCTATTTGGTTAGCATTGATATAATAGTTATAGTCGGGTGTGAAAGTGAAAACTTTAGCTGCATATACTTTTTCATATTCACATAGTGGATTATACCATTCCACTTGATCGCCTCTTGCTTTGTGGTAAGCACTGATCTTCATAAGTGCCAAATTGGGGAAATTGCTATCAACGGCTAAAATTCCAATATTCATTATTCTTCAGTTTTTATTAACACTATATATGAATATAGCACAAAAAAAACCGGATAAATTATCCGGAAGAATCATTCTTTTACGACTGTTTTCTTTTATAATATTCTTCCTTCCATTTTTTGAAGGTTACCTCTTTGTCATTTGATTTCATCATTTGTATGAATGATTGATGGGATTCTAATAACGCTTTGGCTTTTTCATCTCCATTTTCTATTCTTTCGGTCAGATGTTTGATGTATTCTTCATAGAACATTCCATGGCTATTGTTATTTTGTTCATGGGCTTCATTAATTGAAAGAGAAGAAACTATTTCATCACGCTGTGCATCATATTCATTTAACCATCCGAGAATGACGTTTCCGTCCAGCCTGTCGTAGACCTTGCCGGAAACCATAGCATTATGGAAACATAATTTGATTTCCTCCAATTTGAGATAATAGAACCTGTCTATTATTAAATCTGCGGTAAGTGCTACTTGAACATCATTCATCGTTTTTCCAACATTGAAAAAAGACACAACTTCCTTAATTGCAATTACCACTATGGCTCTTGCACCGTCCCGTGTGATTTCTTTTTTGATAATGGAAAGTGGTAGGTTGGGGGTGTCCATAATCGCTCCCTTAATCGAACTTGCGTGCAATTCCCTGTAATACTCCTTCCGCGAGGTCAGCAAGTTTTTCAACGCTTTCTTTTCGGCTGTCGGGAGATTGCTTTTGGTTTGTTCTAAATTGTTTTCCATATTTGTTAAAATCATTGTTAGACCATCTGACTAGGCGTTTGGAAACTTCGAATGTGCGTTCCTTTTCAAAACGCATCTTCCGTCCTCCGCATTCAGTCCAATACTCGAAAAAGTCCTTCAACATATCATCAGGGTATTGCCCTCTGTACATGAGAACTTCACTTCTGAATTTGTCTTTCCTTTCACAAAGAGAATCCTTGTTTAAATTCATCTTATTGCTCAATCCAGCCATGAATGCTTGTTCCAATGTCGCATCAGGATGATCCAGACACCATTGGGCTGCTATTTCTTCTGATTTCATTTGAATTATAATTTAAATAACTAATTAGGTCTTTCATCATTCCACTTCCCATAATTCAGCTACTCTTTTGAACTCTTCATCAGCCGGAACCGGGCAATCTTTGATCCATTGCATATCTTTTACTTTCCATAACGAAAGGTCTGTGTTGTCAGGAATATGCTTTTTTATATCAGGAAAAAGATTAAGCCGAAGAGATTTACTTTCTATAAGTTCATCTTTTATATACAACAGGATTTTGTTGGTTTCCAAGAAGTGGCGCACATCATTAGCAGAATGTGGAGTGTAAACAACTCCATCGAAATATCTGATATAATCGGGAAGTATATCAGTCAGTGCTGTATATAGAAATAATTTTCCTTTATTGCCATAGACCGATTTTTGAATGGTTTTGATACTTTCAGCCAAATTTGCCAGTTTTTCAGGAAACAAAAGTGGTTCTCCACCAGTTATCATAATCTCTTTGTAGTTAAAGTGTTCAACAACTGGTAATTTTGAAAAATCCCATGAATTGTTGCAGCACATGGGACATTTGTTAGGACATTTGGTTGTAACCAATAATCGTAGTTTATCCATTATTCTTTTTCTTTAATTCTACCATATTCGCATATTAATAAGGCATCGGAAGTTGCCAATGTGACTTTTGCATACGGAAACAATTGTTGGGCTTTCTTCTTTAGGATGTTTTTCCATTCTGTCTTGCCTAACTTGTCAGTATTCCGTAACCCTAAAGCCTTTTGCCATATTTGTGGAGATACTGTTACTGTTGGAATTCCACAAGCTATCAATCCCATAGTGATTTGTCCGTAACCTTCTCCGAAAACAAAGGAGGCAGAGGCGCTTTGCCCTGTCATGCCATTCACTCGTTCCAAATAACAAACGCTGTTCTCTTTATATGTGGAGAGGAAATCTAATAAGTCTTTGGGGGTTGGTGGCATTTTGATACAGTGCACTAATTTGTCGTATTCGGTGTCGTACACGACGATTCCACCATTCTTGCCAACATCTATACCTATGATTCTTCGTTTCATAACTTATGTGCTTTTATCTACAATTTTTTTGAGTTTAACTATGTCTTTCTTCCCAAGTCTTAGTGCTTCACAGGTCTTTATGTCGGAAGGTGAGGGCTTACAATTTTCGGTTATCCTTTCAAAATGTCGGATTAGAGATTTTAGAATATAGTTGGGAATTTCAACTTTCATAATAATATTTTCCAGTGAAACAATAAAAAACTTCTTACAGTATCTACCACCGTGGAGCATCTACAACGTACTCGGTTTGACTTGTAAGAAGAAAAAAGGCGTGAGAGTGTGTTCCCGGATAGGCGGTCAGACCACACCGGGAGAAGCTGATTATTAATCGGGTTAATAATTATTATTTTTCGATTTTAATTAAGTCAGGGATTGCACCATAAATTGGCACACTTCCATTCCATTTGTCTATGAACTGTTTATATAATATTTCTTTCGTCAAACCTCTTGACTGAATTAGAGCCTGTTCGGTTTTCAACTGTTCCAGCTCGTTGCGTTTCTTCTGTTCCTCAATCTGTTGGTCCAGTACGGATATATTGGTATTCACTTCATTCCGGCTGTCAATCTTCTCGCGGACCTTTTCGGAGAACTCCAACTGGGCAGAGAATGTGAGCAGTTGCAGACCTCTTTTTTCAAACTCCCTGTCGACTATCTGTTCCAACCGTTTTTCAAATACCAACGAGCCTCCGTCAGCCATCAGGCTATCGGTCTTATGCTTCCGGCTTTCCTCCTTTGTCAAATCATATATACGTGGTTCCAAAATGTTATCTTCCAACGAAGACATGAAATCACTCCCACGACCAATATGCTTGTTATCAAAGACAACATCAATGGCACGATTCTTGATAACTTTATAGCTATATGTGGGACGTGCCTTGAACTCTGTATTATCGGCTGCTTTCAGTGTGACAGCTTCGGCAAATTCTCCACGCTGATCGAATAGCGGAACTTGAAAAAGCTCTGTGCCTAATTCCCATGTAGATACCTTACCGGAAACGATTTTAAAATCTTCTTTCCCTTGTTTGCCGTAGTTCTCCATAAGGACACCGGCATAATTGGGAGCAACTCTTTCGCATGAAGCGAACATAACCAAGGTCATACAGACCAACATCAGATTAATCAATCTTTTCATTTTTCAAAAAATTAAATAGCTTGTAAATAAAGAAAATCATTGTGGCTGATATTATTGTTACGCCCAGCCATGCGTGTAAGTGATTGAATACCCTGTTCCCGACAACAATTCCTATTGTCAGGAACAGGATTAAATAAATATACTTTTTCATACCACTTTCAATCGAAATTGAAATTATCCTCACCGTCCGGCTCTTCGTCCGGTATGTCATACCCAAAGTCCATCGGGATGAACCAGTCTGAAATATATGTCTGGCTGTCCATGGTTACTGTTCGATAATGGCTATTTCCGGTGCCAATTTACGAATTAACAACAATTGTTCGTCAATGGTCTTGTTGCGTTCTTCCTCCACTATCACTTCCGCACCGGGGGAGCAAAGGGATAATCGAATATTACGCCCATCCACATCTGCAATGATTTCCACTTCAATTTCTTCTGCCGGACGACCTTTGAAAATCGGAACAATAAGATTGAATGAAGCCGGAAGGTTGGAGTTGACAACTTGGCTATAATTGTCGGTGCGACTACCGTTGTCCTGACGGGAATTTTCCACTTTTGAGTCGATGCTGGCTTTGAAGTTCTTCAAGACTGTTACCAGTTCCATGTTGTATTGTGCATCCTTGAAGAAGGCACGATTCATTTTGAAGAACTTTGAAAGCTGCACCGGTTCCCATATCTTGCTTGTGTTAATACCAAATTCAAGAAACTTGGGATAGAATTTCAACTCACCTCTCACAGTAGCTTTATTCCTACTGTCAGTTTCATTGGTGACAAGTTTGAGTGCCATTTTCTCCCGATCAACAAGAATATAACAACGTTTCTGATTGATCTGCTCTTTTTCAGAGATTCTTTTCAGAAGAAATTCATAGACACTTCCGATAGTTCCTGTCAGTTCCACCTTATCAGGCTCCAATACCGGCAGTTCATTTTCTTTGTTGAGTTCAATAACTCTAAGGGTTGCTTCGGTCACGCCCGGAGCAAAATTTACTTGCATTTTTTCGTTTTCCATGTTGTCTTATAATTTTTTAGTTTTGTCTTTAAATGATTTGGCTGGTCTGAAATGTGGAGTATAATGCTCTGCTATGACAATTGTCTTGTTATTGCGCAGGTCACGCGCAACCTTTTGTTGGTAGTGTTTTGGATACAGTGTGCCGAAACCTCTGATATAAAGAGTATTTCCACTGGTTACAGTATCCATGGTTTCTTTTAATGCTGCCTCTATGACAGCCCGGACTTCGCAAATGCCAATACCTGTTGATTTGGCTACTTGTTTGATAAGTTCTTCTTTTATCATAGCTTACCCTCCGTTCCTGTGGATTCAATGTCTTCAAAAACTGTTTTCTGCATCTCTTGTGCTTCCATGGGGCGTTCTTTAACCAAATCGCCATTGCCATTGTAATATCCGGTAGTACGGGTGCTACGATCCATGAACTTGAAGCATTCATCTGTAATTTCCTCATAACCACGCTTTATATCGGTAAGTAACGTTTTTTTACGTTCCTTTTTAGGTTTCAGTTTGTCCTTGTATGCTTGCATGAAAGCTTTCTTTTCTTCTTCCAGTGCTGCCATGTCGAGGTCAATATTTGCCAATTCCGTTTTTCGTTCACCCATCTCTTCTTCACTGAAAGGGGAGGTATAGGTGATTCTTTCAACCGCTGCGCAATTGTCCTCCAGCATTTGTCTGCGGAGCAGCGGATTCTTGTCTTTGAATAGTTCTTTATCCATATTATAACGGTTTTAAGTTGTATCGGGCGGAACCGACAAACGGCTGTGGGTTAGTTCTTATTTGTGCTTGGTGTATATCATCTGTGTGATGATTGAACAACCGAGGCAATCCCGTAACCTTGTCATACACGACTAGTTCGGACGACACATAACAAATAAAGCCTTTCAGTCGCTCTTTTAACCATGCGTTCTGATAGGCTCTGCGTTCACGATATTCTTGGTAGCTCATTCCCTTTGGACGGGCTGTGAAAAGAGGGGTATAATTTCTCGACTCCCCTGATTTGGATTTACTCTTTTCCATCAATCAAATTTTTATATTGTTGTTCAGAAATAAATTTGATGCAATTGTTGTATAAGGTATTATCGTTTATTTCATACGGGTAGTCCACGTTTGGATCATCTATATTATCCAAAACTCCTACAACTGCTACGTTTTTATCATTGTCATTCCATACGATAACGACATCACCGACAGTCGGAATATATTCGGGCTGTAACTTCTCAAAATCGAAGGAGTAATGTTTCTCTTCTTTTAAAGCAGCGAGCATTTTTGCCTTTTCCTCTTCTGTCGCTTTACGAAATCCCTTCATGCCTCCGATACCTGCTTCGGGTGTGAGTTTTACAAAAACTCTGTTACCTTCATCATTGGAAGGAACATAGGCAACGAAACCGAAAGGTACTTTTATTGCCGGTAAAAAGGGGAGTAAGCTTATTTCTCTGATTTCAGAGAGAATCATCATGCTGCCACCTCCTTTATTCGGATTGATAATCACGTCACCGGGAACGAAGATTTCGCCTTCGAATTCAAATTCTTTCCCGACTGTTTTTCCTTCCTTTACGATTTTAACTTTGTGTCCTTCGGGCACTTCAACTGTCACTTTCATGTTAATTTGATTTTAAATTGGTTATTATATTCTGTGTATTTTTCCGGGCAGGTAGTTTCTATAAATCCGTTCATTGTAGGAATGCGGGATAATCTGCCGGATTTACGAAGTTCTTTTTCAAGCTGTTTAGCTTTGTGTAAAGCAGCCAAAGAACGTGCTTCATTCTCAATCAATTCTTTGGCTACTGTGATACTGTTGCTGATTTTCTCACATGAACTCATCATTTAACTTCTTCTGCGTATGGAGTATCGTCTTCTTCAAAATCGTCAGGTTTTTGGCCTTGTGTCTTTCTCCAGTCCTCAAACATTTCATCATCCAACTGGCTTTCTGTTTCAAGGACTTTGATCATGGAATCTGAAATACCTGTTTTGGGCAAGAATTTGAAAGCCCAGTTCACGATTGTTTTTCGAGCCATTTCTTCAAAGTCTGTGTCCCACGGAGATTGCTTGCCTTTCTTGACAGCCTCACTACGACTTTTGATTTCATCAATACGGGCTTTGGGCATTGCATCGAATTTCACGACACCCGAAGTCAAGACAGCAAAATAGTATCCTCCAAGAAGATCACCACGTTCCCCGAATACATTAGGTTTATGGATGATAGTGCCACCGGTACCTTTTGTCATGCTGAACTCGTCATTAGCATAAACTAAATCTGAATAAATATCCTTTACGACACCGGTGCGGATCAAAATATCAACTTTCCCCATGTATGAAGCTTGGAACTTCACTTTACCTTTGTACGGTACAAGGTATCCAAGTCTTAGTTCTGGGTTAAGTGTCAGTCCTGTGAGAGAAACGTTTTTGATTGCTTCGACAAGATGGTCTGGATATTGCCGGGCACAGTCAATCAAATAAGGATTATTCAACATTGCCTGCATAGCGAAATTGACTTCACGGGCGAATTGCTGTTCTGTGCCACCAGCTGCTATAAATGCCTTTTTAGGGGAGATAAAACAGCTTTCCAATCCTTTCAGTTGTACTGGAAAGGCTGGTGGGGCAGAAGGAACGGGCGGTTGTGGTGTGGAAGTTGTTGGGGAAACCGGTTCTGTTTTTGTTGGTGAAGGAGCATTGTGTTGTTCCATTCCCAAGTTCCCTTGTTGGGGGGATTGATTTTCTGTTTTGATCATTGTTCTTGATTATTATAAAAGTTAAACATCTTGTTCTTTTCAAATGCAGGTGTGTCAGGCATCATTATTCTTCTGCCTTTATATCCGGGCTGGATGAAAATTTGTGCACCGTCAAAATCATTGTTTTGTGTACAGTAAACATGTTGGTCTAACAATTTTTTGAATGCCAATGCACTTGCGCCCATCTTTACAATGCCATCTTCCAAATGGAAAGCCCAATTAGCTGCACTGACAAATACTGCATCATAGGGAGCTGTCTTTTGTTGCATAACCCAGTAGAACTCCTTCCATACTCCAGTACGTTCATGTTCAAAAAACTGGTAGAAGGCTGCCGAAATACCGTAATGAAACTTAGTAATAGTTCGGTTAACTGTTTCTTCATGAAGATCATCAACTGCCAATGTTTTCCAGTCAACAATTTTTTTGGCTGTTTCCACATCTGGGCGATATTTGAACTTGCACCCTTCGTATTCAACGAAATGGCTAACTTCAGCTTTTCCCCATTTTAATATCTGTCTGATCTGTTTGGAGGTATCTCGGCAGTTATTAAGAAGTTCATAGACCATTGTTTCAACCAATTGTACATCGGCTGTGCTTGTCAACGTTTTACCCGGATTTGACTCTTTGGCCTCTATTAGTGCGATCTGATATTTTTGGGTATCTCGTCCATACGGACAGCCGGTTTTAGGATTTATAGGCGGCTCAAATACAAGAAGGTTGTTTCGCCACTTGTCAAGTTTTCCAGTATTAACAAGGCTTTCCATTGCATCATGGTACAGTGAACCTTTTTCAGAGGCTTCAATACTTATCTCAAATAATTCCGGGTGCAATGCCTTGTATCGGGCAAACTTTGGGGACACCATATAATCTTTAATCTGCGTACTACTTAGGAAGTCTTTGAATCTTTCTCCACGATGGTATTCCTCATTTGGTAGATCGTAAATTGTATCTTTTATTTTACTCATATAATGAATTTAAAGTTTTAAAAAAACTCCCTACTTTCACAAGCAAGGAGTTAATAACTAACCAAAAAAAACTTATTCATCACTTTGTGGCTTATCACAATGCTTTTATCAATTCCTCTTTGGAAGGATAGCAATTATCTTCTTTGAATGATTCTGATGACATGATATCACCTTTTGGATAATAATATACATCCGTCTTTAGGTTGTTGGCATAAATATTAATTAGCCCAACTTCAAATTCATAAGTTTTACAATCTTTGATTGTCCAAAGCTTATCTCCTACATTAAATTTCGTTGTAATATCCATGTTTTTATTATTTAAAAATGTGTTCCCGTCCGCGTTCCGATGGATTGTTGGCCGTAGCTTTTTAGCGGTGACCGCTTCTTGCGAAGCACGGGTATATATCATTTAAAGTATCTATTCAGTTAAGAATGTATTTATAAACGCCCTACGTTTACTTTGTCATAATATAAGTTGTTTTTGATAACTTAGTGATTCGTGTGCTGCGTCCTCTTATTGGCAGTCCGTATTCATACTCTTTTCACTAATCCGCTTTGGCTACTTTGTCGGTCTATTTCACCTTTTAGGCAAGCGGTAAACCTTGTTTAAAGTCTTTATCTTTTCAGACTATACAATATGTCAAAGAACGGTTCTTTTAGTTCCCGGAAAGATGATCAGACCCGTCCGGGATTATTTTCTTTCCATGAATTTTCTCAAAGCTGATTTGGTAAAAATGAGAATCTTGCCATTTCTGGCGTGAGGAATATCATGTATTCGATTGTATAAGGTTTGCAACTTCCATCCGAGAAATGCAGCAGCTTGTTTGGCATTCAAATATTCTTCGGTTTCCACAGTCACTATTTCAGTTACAGCCTTTCTTACATCATTGCGAATAAACTTGTGCAGTTCTTCTGCAATCATTTTGGCCTCTGAACGGTTCATTTCTTTATCGCTTCGATAGTTATCTGATTTTTATCTTTGTCGATAGATATTGAATATCTTTCAACGTCTTTACGGGGGTGGTAGAAGGCAAGCTGGTAGGCGTAACTTCTTGCGTTGACACAATCCTTGTAAGAGTCAAGTTGCATCACTTTGGACGATCCTGGCTTGATGCTTAGAATATCTTCTTTTGTTACTTTCATATTATTTTCTATTTTACACTTAAATTTTCCACAAAAAAATTTGCATAAAAGAAAGCTAACAACTACATTTGCCAATGAGATATGTGGTAAGTGACTTTTGAAGTCGCTAGCTTTCTTATTGTTCAAACTTACATTCTTTGTTTGTTTGACGCTGCAAAGATACTTCATATTTTCAGAAGTACAATAAAATACTTCATAAAATTTGTAGTATTTAGTATGTTGTAAAGCATGTTTTGATGTAAGTTGTTGGTTCGTAGGATGTTATGTAGGTGAGTTTTCTGTAAAAAAGAAAGCTTTCTGAAAAAAAAGTAATGTCGTTCTATTATTATTGTATAATTGAAGAAGTAAAAGACGATCTCATTCGGTAAGGTGCTGGATTGCTGCATAGTTAGCCCTTAGACGGTTTCCCGTTTTTGCTATATGCAGCATAAGAAATGTTTCGTTCGTATAAGTACGCCGTTCTTAGCTGGCCGGGCATTAACAAGTTACCCGACTTCCCGGATTTTTCGCTTACTTGTAGCTGTGCAGGCATCCCGGTTTCGTTTGCCTCTCAATATCGCACGCCTTTCGCAGTATTGAGTTGTAAGAGTGTAACCCTCTGTCTCTCCGCTATGCGGCCTACCGCCGATTACACAATGTGGAGAAAAAGAAAACCCGCAAATAGGTAGCAGCTATTTACGGATTTCTATATATAAACTCCAAATAGGATGTTTAATCAATTCATGTGGTAATACTGCTACTATTACGGATGCAAATATACTACTTAATTTATGAAGTATGCAAGAAAGTGATGATAAAAAATTGAGTGACCTATCAAAAAGGTTTTTGCAAGCAATTTCAT